GTCCCGATGTTCAACTTGAAAAGCATGATCTTCCGAGAGGGCAAATTTACTCGGAAGCCGCACATGCTTGCGGGTCTGGGATAGACTACTCGTAAGGCACCGCACGCAGCAGCACGAGTGAGCCGTTGCGTGGAATTTTTGTGTGTTTTCTGATTTTGTCGGAAATTACCGTATTTTTGTAAATTACGCATATTTTGGGACTACTTACCGCACTAGTGCTACAACACGCAATCATGTGCACCACCATGATTTCAGGAAATGCTAACTCCTGGTTGAGCGTTAAGGCCAGTGGTCGTCTTTCATGTGAATTTGGAATTAGACGGAATCACTGGCCAATAAAGACACATATACATCAATAGCACCCGCACCAACATATCCACTTAAGAAAGCAGCAGTTATGGATACTGGAGTACCATTGTTTGAAATGTCGACAAATTGTACCATGGTATAATCACCAAGACCGCCAGTGGCCTTAGGATTAATCGAACCGACGCCGCGATACATGTCAACGCCTGTAGCTCCAGTACCGAAATTAAAGCCATTTGTCTGAATAACTGTGGCTTGTTGATAGGCAACCATTATCGAAAATCTACCAAAAATAGTGGACGGAAAGGTTATAGTCCTAGCCGCCGTATTGATAGTGATTCCAATGGAATCATATTGCTTAGTCAACGTACCCGTGCCTAATGGATTACTAACACTAGGATTGGTGTAACTAACACCAACACCCTGATAATGTGCAGTATAAACCGCGGAAAAAGGCATCAGTCGTGGTTTACGCAAAACCACTTCATAAGTGACCCACAGCTCACCAACATTAATTGATGATCCAGCAACGCCAATGGTGGCAATGTTAAATTCTCCAAGGTCGTAGAATTTCTCATCACCAATTATATCCGTAGGCGCATTTCTGACGTATCTGGAACCTAAAACGGTCTGATTCGGGGCACATTCAATGGCATGAGCGGAACTATCCGCCACCTTGGAAGAGGTGGAGAAAAATTCATTCAATAATTCGAGCTTGCTGGTAAATGGTTTATCAGTGGAACGGTATTTGGTTGCCATCATAACGGAACCAACGGCAACATCTCCTGATCCAGAATACTCACCAGCAGTGGTCTGGAAATGGAAAACCAAACCCTTGAACTCGTACTCAGTGTAAGCGGATGCAATTCCTGACAACCAAGGAAAAGTCTGTGGTACACCAGGATTGATGGGGTAAGACAGATTTCTAAACTGTCTCGCAGTAGACGAGGTTAACACGTCTCCCAAATATTCCTTATGGCGTACTGTTACAGAAGTTCCTACAGAATGCATCATAGGTACCGAGTTCGAGGATTTGTCCACCAGGGAATTTGAGGACACTGTATAGTCCCCAAATCCCAGATAGCGCGATATACCAGCGCCAGCGGAATAACCACCGGCAGGGTTGCCCATTGCATATCCTATACCAGCTCCGGCCCCGCGAAGGGTGAGAGCTCCTAGTCTTTGCAACAGGGTTTTTGTCTCCTGCTTCTGCGCAGGTGAGCCTTTCTTGGCTTGACGTTTTGTAAATTTTGTCTTCTTTTTGTTCATAATATTGGATCCCCCCTGAACGCGGGCGACTGTTCATCATGTGTTACTAATTCGTCGATCCGTGCAGTCTGTCGGCATTTTGTTTAGCACGTAAATATTTACCCATTTAAAATGGAACGTTTTGGACCGTAAGCACATAACCCAATACCTCTCTAACCTTACCGATCATTGTCAAGAGGCGAACAATGAACGTACTTGGCGACCCTAGCCGAGCGGGTGTATCCGCTTGTACCAGTATTTTTCAATAACTGGTACGTCCCTAAGCCCCCGCAACGCTAGTGTGTTTTTGTTTTCGATTTGTTTTTGCTCTACAGGTGATATCCCATAACGCCTGTAGAAAACATCTCTATCAACATCTGTCACAACTAGGTCTAGCTTATCAACGCTGGGGCATCCTTCTGCCTCCCAGCGCCGGGTTGTTTGGTTCTGGTTGGGTAGTCTCTTCCTTTTGACATTCATAGATAGAATGTCACGAACTAAAGGAGCGACTATTGGTTGTCCAGGATTGGTTGATCCTTCCCCCATAGCGATGGTGGATAAATATGACAACCAGGCGGGTGAAGCATAGTTTTCATTAGTTAAAATAGTTTGCAAAACCTTTTTATGGTCACGTACCCATACTGGACCATTTTCTCTCTCAGTGTAATAACACTGGCACCAAAAGACGTCCGTAATTATGTTCGTTACCTGCTCTATTCTAACGCTGAAACCAAATTTGCTATACCCACCGCTCTCAATCATATTAATGACAGACTGAGAGTCTTTTTCCTCCACGATAATAATAGTATCGTCACCATTCGAAAATATTTCGTTCTTAATTTTCCCCAGTAACACGCGTGTAGTGGAATAAACCAATAAGGTATTTCCGGCACCAGTGTGAGCCGTGCCAGATGCCCGCATCTGGGGCACCTTAAATGTCTTGGTATTATTACCTTTTCCTAATCGGATGTACATATCATCTTTACTTCCGGATGACATGCACTTCCTAAAATCAGGTTCAGCACATCTGTTAACAAAGAACATATTCTCGATATGTTTAAGTTCCTTGCCGATGGTCGAATCACATTTGGACATGTCTATACTAATAAAAACATGGTTTCTAAAAGTATCGGCCATGTCCCTGAAACGAACGGCCAGTTCACTAGAACTCATACCTTTGGCCATGAAAGGAAACCTATTACCGGGTCCTACGATCTCTTTCATGGCGCGCTCAATGGGCTTGATATGCCTTCCCATCACGACCTTTGCATGGTCGGATGGTGGACAAATCAACCTAGGTATACGTAACTTTTTATCATGAAAGCTGTATTTTTCCACTTTGACAAAAGCGTCATACACCATCCACTTTCTCTTGTAACGCAAGTCAGCGTCGATAGCTCGACGCCATGCTGCTTTTTGGGGTCCAACAGCAGTCGATAAAAACTCTTGGTTACTCATAGGTGGTATGGTGGAAACGAATCTCGACAATTTCTTCACAAAGTGGAACAGCTCAAACCAGATCGGGTCGTGTATGTTAGCCTCGACGCTTTCGCGTGCATCGAAGGCCGGAACAACCA